TGAGAAACGACATAAAGGTAAATTTCTCATGTATAACTATGCACAATTATCCACCTATTTTGTATAGTTTTGCACTATTCGCGTGAAACTTCAAAATTCTGATTCCGAGTACCAACGTATTAGGTCTAGATTATCTGCTGCAGCCGTGGAGCCGTTGCGGACTTCAAAGTGTCTGCTCAGCAGGGTGGTCTGGGCCGGAAGGTCGGTGTTATAGGTCGTATCTAGGAGCACGGTTGAGGTGCCATCGAAGTTCTGCTGGACTATTAGAACACCCAGGTCTGTGCCGTTGGGCCTCGAGAAGAGAGTCATGTCAAATACTTGGTTGTTGGCAACCGCCACCCCCAAATTAACCTTCCGCACTGTGCCGGTGCCTGTGCGCCTGGCAAAAAACCAATTGGTGTCGGTCGAGTCTTTTACCATGCCAACCACGTCTGGTAGCGCAGAGGGCTCTCCCGCCAGAATGCCGGTCTGGCTGCTCAGGCAAATACATTTTTGCCCCCCCGTCAGGCTGATGCTCCCCGAGGCAAAGCGAACGTGATGGAAAAAACCACCTCGCCCGGCGCTGTTGCCGCGCCAGAATGTGTTAACGTTGTCCCGCACTCCGCTGGCGTTGCCTGCTGTGGTGCTCGTGCTAAACCGAGTGCGGTATATACTCTCTGCCAAAGTAGTTATAGCAGGGGTCGGATGGCTCAAAGTGGCGGCAGTTGTAGGGGTAAGCCCGAATGAGCCGATCGCAGTACCGCTGCCGGGGTACCACAACATAATCCGGTTACCAAATAGCCCCGGTTGTATATCGCTATCCAGCCCGGAGGGGCCCACAAACTGCGGCAGAATCTGCCCAGCTCGGGAACGCGCATATAAAGTAAGTTGGCCACTTGCGGAAGCGGGCGCTGCATCGGTGCGGGCAGTTAGTTGCATGCCGGAGGTGCCGATTACAATCTGGCCCGAACCGTTGACGGTGGCATGCGATGCACCACCGAAGCTCCCGGCGCTGTTGTATTGCACCTGGCCGCTACTGCCGCCGGGGGATCCACCCCCACTGGCCGATAGCGTGCCCCCTGATAGGGATAGCCCGGAACCCACCGTTATGGATTCGACATTCCCGGAACCGGCGCTAGACCTACCTAGAAGGGTGCCACTGTTAACGATCTGAAGCTTACCTAGCGGCACGCTGTTGTTAATCAAAGCCCTCGAGCCATCAATGGCCTGGGCCAGCACGATAGCCAATATTAACACTAGTCCGACGGCCATGCCTCTGTGCATGTATCCCCTCCTAAGCTGCGTTATCTATGCTTAGCCACCGCACGCGCCCGGAACTACCCGGCCCGATCTGGAATCCGCAATACTGGTTAGACGCCTTACTGGTGGTCGGATGGCTAACGAGCAGTGACCCGTTCGCGTAAACACTGATGATTGTTCCCGTATCCCGCACTTCCAGGGTGTGCGCTTGCGCGTTGGAACGGCTGGGGCCGCTGGCGCCGGTGACATACGTGTATGTGCCGCCTGTGATTTCCCCGAGAGAAATGAAGTTGCTGCTGGGGTCCCAAAACACCTGCCACTGATCGCCATACCACTGGGTCTGGCTGCGAATCCACAGCGCAATCGGGGAATCTGGGGTGGCAACGTCAGCTATCCGGAGTCGGATCCTTCTTGCGGGGTTAAGAAGCTGAAGTGTGGGAGTATCGTAATCTTGCCCATTTTGATTGTAAAAACCTACGGTCTGCCTGGATATTCCCGCATCGCCCTGCCAGGGGCGGTTGGCTGCTGTATTAATACTCTGAATGCCACTTCCGGCATTGCGCCAGCCCGCATCGGCGTCCGTTTGACTGTAGCCTGCTGTATTACTCGGGCTTCCGCTGACCTCGTCGCTCGTGGGCTGTGGAACACCGTCAATGATTGCCCTGGCCACAAGGTAGTAGGTCGTGCCGTTAAGCAGCCCCCCTACCTCAAAGGACGTGTTGTTGCCTACACCAAAAAAGGTATAGGGGCCTCCCGATACCGTGGAGATTCCTATTTCATAGCTGTCGGCAGCCAGCGCGTTCCAATTTACGACCGCGTACCCATCGTGCCAGGCTGCCGACAGCCCACTCACCTTTGCACCAAATACAAATGGGTTAATGATTATCTTGCTCATGACGGATATCCAATTAATGTCACTTTGAGACCCTTGGCCCCGGTGCCCGCCGAGGTGATGTCTATGCTGATTTCGGCATCGTCCCCCAGGTTGGTGTCAACCAGGTTGGGCTGGGTGGCTGCCGTGGTGCTGGTGCGCTCGTTGGAATCAATAGACAGCTTGTTGCTGCCCATGATAGAAGCTCCGTTCTTCCGAATGTCAACCACAACCAAACCGCTGGTTGAGGCCGTGCTCAGGCTCGCTCGCACCGCTGTTAGGATAAACGCATACGGCATGCGGAAAGTCACCTTAGCCGTGCCGGTGGTCAGGTTGCTGGTCTCGTCGCTGGCAGCGATCACGAAACTCTGGATGCTGTTGAGGCTGCCGCCGGAGGCGCTCTCCGCCCCCACAATGAGCAGCACATCGTTGTTGGCCAGCTTTGCCTGACCTGCGGCGGTCAGCGTGAGCACAGCCCCGGCGACCGTGTAGTCGTTGCCCCCGCCCTCGACCAGAAACTCGGCCTTGGCCACCACAAACACAGCTACGTCGCCCCTCGGTGTCCAGGGTAGGTTGATGGTGTTCTGGCCGGTAGACCAGGTGGCCCGATGAGCCCTGAAGGAGGCCCCCGCGATGGGGGCCTCCCAGGTCGTGCCCGTCCAGACCTGTATGCGCTGGCCGGTTGGGGCATCGGCTACATAGATTTGGCGGCCCGTATCGTTGGCCGACAGGTTCGGGCGAGTCGCCAGCGTAAACACGGGCAGACCGAAGGGAACCCGCGTACCGGCCAGCCTGCTCTCAATCTTGCTCATGCCCTACCCCCTATCCGGGCAGGACGTAATCCACTTCGATGCGGGCCGCGCCTGCCGTGGCGCCGTTGGCGGCGTAGGTGGCGATGATGTTTTCCACCGAGCCGACCGGCGTCAGGTTGGGTTCCACCTCAAAGCTGGTCAGGGCCGGGTAGCTGAGGTCGTTCTCGGTAGCCCCCATGTATTTCGCCGTATTGCCCGATATGCCCACCGAGACTTGCGCCCCCGTACCGCCCGTGAAGGGCGTATCTATGATGAGCCGTACCCGCAGCACCCTGGCATTGGCCGGCAGGGCGAACATGCTGACGGTGGCGGCGGAGTTGAACGCCAGGCTGGTGGTATCGGTCTTGACCGTATCGTTGGCCACAGCCACGTTGGCCCACTCGAGCACCCCTGGGGTGCTGCTTTGCGCCAGCACCTGGTTGGCCGCACCCTGCGCTGTCGGCAAAGTTAGGGTATAGTCGGCGCTGATGGCGGGGCTCTGGATGGTGATCTGGTTGGTATCCCCATCGTTGAGCTGAAGGGCCTTGACCCGGATATCGATGTGGGCGCTGTCGGCCCGGTTGCGGAAATCCAACCGCCCGGAGGCGGTTTTTAACAAGGCAGCCGTGGCGCTGGCCAGGCCGATCTGGAACTGGTCGCGCAGGGTGCCAAAAAGTTCCTTCAGGGGGTTGCTCATATCATCTCCTATAGCGGGACCAGGTTGAGAATCACCACGCCCGCGCCCTGGGTGGTGCCCGCTCCGGGGGTGATGAATAGGTAAATGCCTTCACCGGGGGCCAGCTCGAGGTTTGGGAATACCTCGTACTGGGCGGCAAAGGCGGGGTCATTCTCGCTTGCCGACATGAACCGGCCCGGCTGGCCGGGCTGGCCGATGGATAGCTGGGCGCCTGCCCCGTTGAAGGGGGTGCGAACATCGAGCTCTACACTGGCGAGTAGGGTTGGCGCTTGCACCGTGTGCAGCAACATGGGCGAGGGGACGCCCAAGGTGAAGGCGCGGAGCACCGGGGCGGCGCCCCCTCCACCCGTGCCCGTCTGTACCACGATGATGCCCTGCTCCACCAGCTCCACTTCGGGGTACGCCAGCGCCGTCTGCACGTCCACGCCCAGCTCCACCACCTCGATCTGGGTGGTCTCGAGCGTGGTCTCGTAGTGCTCCCTAACCTCTATAACCTCAATCACCCACCACCACCTTCCCTTCCAGCCACTTCCAGCGGTGGGCCCCTTCAATCAGGGCCAGCTCACCCCAACCCTGCTTCCAGGTCAGGGCCGCCACCTCGGTGTGAGGCATGAACCAGGTCAGTGCCACCCGATCCGGCCCGTTCAGGGTGAAATACAGGTTGGAGTTGGCCGGGGTGGTGCTCACGTCCAGGAGCGGGGGGCCCTGCTTGTTGGCCGGGTAGATGGTGAGGCGGGCCTCGAGGCCGTTGAAGTTCGCCGGTATCCGCTCCCCGTTAGGGGCGCGGTAGCTGCGGGTGAACACCACCCGGTAGGCGTAGCCTGACACACCACGGTGGATGGTGGGAAAGGCGGTCAGCTTTCCCCGTTCTGTAGGCATTGGGCCTCCTATTCGGCTGGTTTGGCCTCGAGATCTTTCAGCTTCTCCTGGAGCGCTTTTTCTCGCTCCAGGGCCGCCTCGAGCAGCGCCATCAAATAGGCGTGGTTTGTTTCGGCCTGGGCCAGCTTCTGCCCCAGGATTTGGATGGTGCGTTCTTTTTCGTCCATAGCTATTGAATCTCGAACTCCAGCCACCAGCCCGCAGCTTGTGGAATTGTCACTGATGCCCCCGAGTCGTTCAGGAGGTCTATGAATACGAGAATGGTGCTTGAGGTTTGGTTACAAAGCGCCACATTCGGTGTAAACTCACCTCCGTAAGTGCTGCTGGTCCACACCAGAGTGTTGCTTACCCGCAGCTTCAGCGATGTTAGCGGCCAAAATCGCGCCCGGACTAATCGCAACACCTGATTGTTTAACTGCACCGCGAATGTTTGCCGAGTACTGGTATCTCCATTTGCCAGCGTTCCACCACCCGTCCCACCAACGCACCCACTCACCGTGAATCGGCGCTGGTGGTTGTACCGCCCGTTGATCGGAACATTCACATTGAATTCAGCTCCACTCCATTGAGCAGCCACAATCCCGTTGGCAACCATATTCACAAGGCCATCGCTCACCCAGTTCAACCCCGTGTCATCGTCCCCGATAGCCACGCTTATGAACGGTCCCCCCGACCCTATTTGCCGGTGGGCGAATATGCGCTCGGTGTTGATCAACTGGCCGGTCATGGTGTCGCCGGCCTTGTTAAGGGGTGTGTAGCCCAAGCTGGCTATTACAGCCCCCGGGGCCAGCTTGGGGCCGGTGACCGCAGCGTTGGCCAGGTGCGCGGTGAGGATGCTGCCGTCCCGCACATCCTGGGCCAGCTGCCCGCCGCTAGTCAGCGTGGCCAGGCCGGAGTTCGCTCCCCGCAGGGTGTTCAACACATGCACCCATCGGCCTCCGCCGGTGGCGGTTAGGATCCACAACCCATCGGCGACGAGGGCCGATGGGTTGTACAAACGATAGCGTCCATATCCCTCGACATCCACGACGTCGCCGTCACTCATCCCGGCCAGGTTTTGCAGGGCTGATAGCGACGCCACCCTCTGGATGCGCTTGATGCCGGCCCCTTCGACCACCAACCGCGATTGGTGCAGGTGCTCGGTGCGGTTGAGCACCGCCTGGATGGCGGCTTCCAGTGGGCCGATGGCCACCGGCTCGTTGTTCCCGGCCTGTGGGAAGTTTGGGATGCTGGTAGGAAAAGCGTTGGTGGGGTTGAGTGTTTTTGGCATTTAGGCCTCCTGTAGTTCGTAGGCGCCAATGTCGGGCGCCCCGCGCAGCCTGGGCAATCCATCCAGATCGTATTCGGGGAGCTGGCTCACCAGCGCCCCTGCGTTGATGGCCGGGCTGCTTTGCAGCAATCGGTAGTTGCCGTTGCCGCTGGCCTGATAGTCCACAAACTTTGGATCGGCGTTGATGCTGTTTTGATGGGTGCTGGTCGCCAGCGCCCAGTTGGTGGGGTTGCCCCAGTTGAGGTTATTCAAAAATTGGTTGACCCCGGTCTGGGCCACCTCCTGCACCCCGTAGCTGCCGTTGAGGGCAAAGATGTTGTTGGCAACCAGGTATCCATCCACCGTGTGCCCCGCCACGTCGGTGCCCAGCGAGAGCCCACCATACCGGCAGTTCACCACAGTGTTGTTGATGATGTACCCATTCTTCGGTCTGTGCCAGTTATCCAGGCCGTACCCTCGCACACGCTGCACAAAGTTACCTCGGACGATGGCCCCATACCCCTGGGCGTAGATGCCATGAATCCAGGTGCAGGGCCCGGCAGCGTAGTTCCCAATATCCCGCACCACGTTGTAGGCTGCTTCGCAGTTTTCCGAGTAGGTGGAAAAAACAATCCCCGCGCCGCCATCCGAATCGCAGGGTGGGATGATATCGTGCACATAGCACCACAGCACCCGGTTGCTCTGGTACACGTTGGCCGGGTTATACGTCCAGGACATTATCCCCACCCTCGCCGCCCCGTATACCTCGAACCCGATCACATCGATATAGCTGCCCCCAAAAGTGATGCCGTAGTTATGCCCAGCGGCATTGATTTTGGCGCCCCATTTGTTCTGCGCCATGATCACAATGCGGTTGGTGGGGGTGCCGTTGCGATTGATGTGCACATATTCGTTGTATACCCCGTCGAGGACTCGCAGCACATCTCCCGCCGTCAGTTGGCTGATGGCGTACCCAATGGTTTGCCAGGGCTGGTTGATGGTGCCCGGATTGCTATTGGAGCCTGACGGGGATACATAAAAGGTACGCAACCCCGTCGGGTTTGGGTAATACGATTGCTCTGGCCACAGCTGGATGGGAGGTGCCCCCCACACCTGGCCGGGAGGATCCCAGGTCAGGCCGGACGGGTTCCAGGTGAGCGGGCCAAATCCGACGTAATAGGCAGCCGCCAGCCTGGTGTGGGCCGGTTTGACTTTGTTGATAATCGCCAGGATGCGGGCCCGCTCCTCGGGGGTGCCGTCATAGCTACGGCTGGCGGGATAAATATAGATATCGAACTCACTCCACCGCGCAGTGTCGTAGGTCCAGACGGGCACAATTGCGGAGGCGTAGCCAAGCTGCGACAGGGCCACCGCGAGACCATATTCTGTTCCCGACCATTGCCAGAATTCCCAAGCCCCGAGCACCCGGGTGCGCCAGCCTTCCAGCGATTCGCCGGGATAGCGGGTCAGGCCCCGTTCCGTTCCCAGCAGATTTAGGGCGTCCTCGGGTGCGATGGCGGCCCAGCGGGCCAGTAGGCCGGTCGCAGCGAGGGAAGCGTACTCATCCAGCGCCTGGCCCCAGCCGGCCAGTAACGCCCGGCCCCGTTCTTGTTGCAGCCAGGGCGGGGCCAGCTCAGGCAGCCAGTCCTCGTAGAGCCGGACTGGGATTAACTCTATCTCCTGGCCTGGCATCTACACCTCCTGGTACGTGACGTTCGGCGTAAACCCGGCCACCTGGGTGGGGGTCAGGGTTTGATCGGCAGAGGGGGCGGTCAGGGCTACATCGAGGACGTTGGTTACGAATAGCACTTCGATCAAGGCCGAGCGGTATACGATTGCCCCGATGGGAAGACTCTGCTGAAACGCAGTCAGTCGGGTGGCCACCTCGGCCTGCACCTGGGTGAGGAAGCCGGCCCGCAGACGGATGGTAGCGGTCACCGGGATGTTCACCTGGGTAGCGGCGTACACCTGCACGTTGGCGGTCAGGGGCTTGCGCTGTTGAATGTATGCATCCGCCGCGGCAACGGCCCCCGGCCCCAGGCCGCCCTCCCCCCAGACCACCACGTCCACCGTGCCCTGGCCGCGGGGGTTGTTGTCCAAAGCCCTCACCTTGGTGATTGATGGGGTGCTGGACAGCGCCCAACTTTCGTAGGCGGCGCGGGTAGCGCCGTAGCCCAGCTCCCCCCAGCGCAGCCGGCAACGCTCGCGGTAGGCGGCGTCGCTCTCTTTGTCAATGGCTGCTTCCAGCACTGCCGTGTTCACAATGGTCACCCCTGGGAGCGGTGTGAACATAATCGTGCCGGAGCCAATGGGCAGGTTATACGCCGCGCCCGGGCTCTCGGCCCGAAACTCCAGATCCAGTGTGCCGCCCAGGGGCAGGGTGCCACCGTCCAGGTTGTTGAAGCGCAATCCGGCGGCATTACCCGCCCATAGCTGGCCGGGCTGGATGCTGTAAGGGCCAAACCCCGCCTGGGCGGTAAGGCGGAAGGTCTGCCGGGCGAAGGTGGCCTGCTTGCGGGGGAGTGCGTAGGCGCTCTGGCCCAGCAAGTCCAGGTAGTCCCCGGTCGCCGTATCGAGAAACCCGCCCTTGGCGATCTCCACGCGGAGGGCCTCGAGGTCGGCAATCCCGGCAGCCTGGAGCTCCACCAGGGTGCGTTGGACGCTGCCCTCGACCCAGTCGGTGGGGGGGTAGCCCTTGCTCTGCAAAAACTGGATCAGCGCAGCCAGCACCTGATCCCGCGAGCGGGGCTGTAGTAGCTGTTGCAGGTTAGGCACGCAGCACCTCCACGCTCAGATCGCTGACCCGCACCACCAGGCTGAAGGGGCCTTCCTCGGTTTGCAGCACGATATCCAGATCGAGCTGGTTCCACTGCGGCTGGCTGGCAACCACCTCGGCGCTCAGGATGCGGGGGTCGGCCTCCAGCGCATTCGTCGCCCGCACCTCAATCTCGAACAAGGTTTCCGGGGTGATCTCGCGGTTCAGGAATTGCTTGAGATCCAGGCGGTACTCGGGGGCATAAAACAGGCTCCCCGGCGCGGTTATGAGGCAGCGGGCTGCCGCCTCGGCCAGGTTGTCCAGGCCGCTTTTCAAGGTCCAGGACAGGTCAGGGAAAACCGATAGGTCGGTGCCGAAGTCGGCCATCACTGCACCCCCCGCACCCTGCTCGAGCCCCCCGCCTGCACGGTGCCGGTGGTGGGCACCATCGCAATAGGGGTCGTGTTAAACACAAACGTCAACGGCTGGCCCTGGAGCAATATATTCGAGCCCCCCGCGCCCCCCAGCTCCACCAGGGGCGCATCCACCGTCACCTTTACGCTGGCGGTGAGCCGCACTTCCCGCAGCCCCTCGCCCCGCCACAGATCGCAGTAGCGCAGCTCGGGGTCGCCCTGGTGGAAGCCCACAAGTACTCGTGCCCCCGGAGCGACTTTTACGGTTACGCCGGGCAGTCCCGTCCAGATCGGCACCCGGGTCAGGGCGCCCAGGCGCGGGTCGTCCACCTGCACATCCACGTGCATATCCTCGTAGTCCTTCAGCACGCTGCCGGGGTAGAGCGCCAGGTAGTCCAGGTGCGCAGGGCGGGCCAGTTGTTTGATGGCTTTGGTCAGTCGTTCTTGCATCTAGCCTCCTATGTAAACTGCCGTGCGCAGCTTGGCTCCAATCTGGTGAATCACCCGCTCCACCCGGCCAATCTCTCGCGTCTGGCCCTCCCAGAGCCCTCTGAGGATTACTCCGGCTTGGAGCGCAGGGACGGGTAGAAGGGAAAACCAGCCCCGCTGGGGGGCGGCCTCCGCCACCACTGCCCCATCGGGGCCCTGGGGCCAGGTCTCGTTCCCGGCCCAGAACGTGCCGTCGGGTAGCACCCGCCAGGCTCGTTCGGGCAGGCGCTCCATCACCGCCTTGAGGGCCTCCGCAGCGGGGCCGCCCCGGCGAGCCCAGCGCACGAATACGGTAGGCAGATCGAGTTCCCCCGGCTGCTCTCCTGCCTCGGTCAGCAGGTCTCGCACGATCAGCGAGGCCGGCACGCCCTGGTAATCCTTGGGGGGCAGGATTTTGGAAAGCCCATCGGAGCCGCCGACCAGAAATACCTCGGTCGTACCCGCGCCCGGGCCGCCCCGCCGCACCGTGGTGCGGTAGGCGGTGCCGTCCTCGAAGCGCAGGGTTACCGCCTCGCCGATGTCCAGGGTGGCTTCCTCCCCCAGCCGCAGCTCGGCCAGGGGGCGGCCTATGCGGGGGATCGTAACAACGCCGCTGCTGACCGGGATACCGTTGGCGGTCAGGTAGCTCATGGCCGTACCCCCCTAGCGCTGGGCGGGTTGGCCTGGGCCCGCTGCTGGGGGGTGGGGGTGCCGTCGCGGTCGGCCCCGCCGGTGTCGCTGTCGGCCCCTTGTCCCCCGCCCTTCTTGCCCACCTGCGTGGCTTCGGTTTTTACCTTCTTGTAGCTGGGCCGCCACTCCCGCATCTGCAGGGTGGCCGTCCAGCCCTTCACCGGGTCGTAGGGCGGCTCCTCGATGCCGAAGATGTACAGGTGGGTGATGCCGTGCCGGCGCAGGGTGGGGTGCACCGGCTGGTACACCTCGGGCGCCTTCTGTTCCTTGCCTTTGGGGCGGAAGAGCTGGATCAGCCGTTGGAGTTTGACAAACTCAGTCTCCTTCCAAACCCGGATCTCCACCGTGACCTCGGCGTAGTCGTAGCCGAGGTAGGTGTATTCCACCCCTTTCTTGGGAATCTCGGTGGTTTCTTCCTTCAGAGTGCGGCGCACCGATAGCTGCACCACGCCCTGAATCTCGTCCTGGCCCCGGGCCGAGGGCTTGATGGCGAAACGCTGGCCGCCTGGCCCCACAAATACGATCTGGTCTCGCTCCATCAGGCGCCCTCCTCGATGGCGGCCCGCTCGAGGGCCTCCAGGATGGCCTCCACCACCAGGGCCTTGGCCTCGCCGGGGGTCTGAGCTTGCTGCAGCACGATGTTGCCGACGTGAACGTGCACCTCGCGGGGGGCGGTGGCCGCCGTGCCCCCCGCCCCGGTCGCAATGGCCACCGGCATCTGGGGCGCTGCCGGGATGGCCGCCGTGGCCAGGGCCAGGCCCGCGCCGGCTACCGCCCCGCGCATGGCCAGCAGGCCGCGCTGCAGGCCCAACCCGCCCTGCTCCCCGATGCGGGCCAGGGCCCGGCTGGGGGAGCGCACCTCGAGGCCCTCCCGGGCCCCGCCTACTGCCTGCACAGCCAGCCCCTTGGCTGCCTCCCAGATTTTGCCGGGCGCGGCCTTGAGGCCGTTCCACAGGCCGGTAATGGCGTTGCGGCCAATCTCCAGCATCAGCCCCGGCAGGTTGGCCAGGGCGCTGCGGATGGTCTCGGGCAACCCTTTAGCCCAGACAATCAGCTCCCCGCCCTTGGTGATGATGGCCTGCCATACGCCATTCACGCCGTCGCGGAACCAGCCCAGGCGCTTGTAGGCCACCACCACGGCAGCCACCAGGCCCCCCACCAGGGCGATCACCCAACCCACCGGCCCCATCGCCAGCAGCCAGCCGCCCGCCATGCGGGCTGCGGTGGCCACCCAGACCAGGCCCAGGCGCAGTAGGGTGCCCGCCAGGCCGAAGGTCAGGGTGTTCAACAGGCGGAACCCGGTGGTCAGCACCAGGAGGGTGCCCACCAGGGCCAGCCCGCCGGCGTTGGTTCCAGCCAGGCCGGCCTGGTTGGCCGAGAACCCCCTGGCCAGGCCGCCCAGCAGCGCAATGCCCGGCTCCAACGCCTTCCACACCCCCTGCAGCGCGCCCAGCCCGGCCTGCACCCCCGTCCAGAACTGCCGGGCATACCCCAGGGCCAGCGGGAAATACTGCCGGGCTCTGTGCGCCAGCAAAGCCGCCCGATCCAGGAAGCCCAGGATGGCCTCCCCCGCCTTTTTCGGCTCGGTGGCGCTGGCCAGCGGCCCGAACACCGCCTGCATCAGCCGGGCCAGGCTGGCCTGGAAGCGCCGGGAGATGGCGGCGCCGGGGCCCTGGCTGAAGTCGGTCAGGGCGGCCAGGTTGCTAAGCATCTGCTTGAAGGGCTTGAGCGGGCCGCCGTCGCCCACGTCCATCTGGCTAAAGAGCTCGAAGGGGCGGCTTTTGAGGGTAGAGATCAGGCCAAAGATGCTGGTGCTCTGCTCCTCCATCAGCCCGCCGAAGCGCTTCTGGATGATCTGGCGCACCGCCAGCATGGCCTTGTTGACCGTGCCCACGTAGCTCCCGCTCTTGTCGAACCTGAGCCCCTGGGCCTCCAGCAGTTCCCGGCTGATGCCCAGCTCCCGCAGCCGCTCGAAGGCCTCGCCGAAGTTGCCCGAGCGCAGCCGGGTCAGGGGGCTGATGGCGTCCTCCAGCCGCACCCCCATCGCCGAGGCCAGGTCGCCGGCGTCCTTGAGCAGCCCTTGCAGGTTCTTGACGCTCACCCCGGCGGCCAGCAGTTGCTTGCCGCCGACCAGCACCTCCTGGGTCTCGAAGGGCGTCTGGGCTGCGAACCGGGCCAGCATGGCATAGGTTGCCTTGGCCATTTGCCCGGCCTCCGCGCCGAACTGGGGCCGCAGCATCACCCGCAGGCTGATGAGCTGCTGCTCCTTGAAGCCCAGGGCGTCAAACACGCTCTTGGTGGCCAGCCCGGCGGCCCCGGCGATGAGCAGGTTGGGCAGGCTGGTCAGGCGGCCAATCAGGCCGCTCAGGGATTGGTAGGCCTTCTGGGCCTGGGTACGGATGCTGCCCAGGTGGCGGCTGGCCGCCCCCACCGCCACCAGGGCCCCCACCAGGCGGCGGGCGGCAGCGGTGGAAATCCCAAAGCTGCCGGCGATGGCCCGCGCCGCGGCTGCGCTGTCCCGCCCGGAGCCCTGCAGCTGGGTGCGGATGCGGCCCAGGCCTGCCGACATGGCCCGCGACTGGGTCACAAAGTTGTTGCGCAGGCCGAAAAACCAGGTCAGGCGCCTCATGATTTCTCCTCAAAGTGGCTTAGCAGCACCGCCGCCTCCAGCGCGGCCCCAGCCAGGGCCTCGGGGGAGTCTTCCCCCCGCCGGTAGGCCAGCAGGAGCTGGCCCGCAAACAGGGGCCGGTCGCGGTGCTTCAGGGCCTCATTCAGTAGGTCGGCGGATTTGTTGAAGGAACTCCGTCTCGGCCATCTGGGCAATGGCCGCCAAGTCCTGGCTGATAACGTCGGCCAGGCCGGGGTAGTCCTCCAACATCTGCTCGAACTCGGTCTTCTCGGGATACACCAGCGCCGCCTTGGCGTACTTCTCGCCGATGGCGTAGGTGTCCAGGGCCAGCTTCTGGCCGCTGGCGGCCTTGTCCAGGTCGGCCCGCATGAGGCGGTATTCGCCCTTGGAAAGCGGGCGAAACACCAGCGCACGGCCCTGGCGCACCAGGGCAAACAGGCGGTCGCCGTGCGATTCAATCAGCTTGGCCAGGGTGGTGGGGGGCAAAAGGCCCTCGAGGTCGTCCGTCAAAATTTCGGGCTTTCCCATGTTATGCCTCAAAAAGGTTCCGGCCCCGCCAGGGGCAGGGCCGGCTCAAAGCAATATCAGAAAGTGGCCAGGTCGCCGGGCACCACATCCAGCGCCTTGCAGGTCAGCTCGGCCATTAGGGCCTCCGCGCCCGGGGTGGCCGAGAGGGCGTCGTTCAGGATGCGCAGGTCGTTGAGCTTGTCGATAATGACGTTCTCCTCGGCGTCCACGAAGGTGACCACCGCGTTGAAGGATTTGCGCTTGTACTTGGCCCCCAGCTTGGCGCGGAACTGGTGCCACTGGTCTACCGGCATCTTGATGGTCACATCCGCCGGGGCCATCTGGCCGGGGGTGCGGCCCACCGGCTTGCCCCCGGCGTAGATGTACTCCTCCGAAACCTCGCCGGTGTTGTATTCCAGCTCGACGTTCACCGGGATGCGCTCCCCGTCTAAGTCGAGCTGGATGCTGGAGTTATCGTAGACCTTGCCGTTACGTATAGTAATCGCCACGCGCCACCTCCTGGGCCGCTACCGGCTGGAGTTGCGGGTTGAAGAACCGCACCTTGCCGGTGATCCGCTCGGCGTAGCCCAGCGGGACGATGCTGATGTCGTAGGGGATGGTCTTGGTGCTGAGGATGTTCTCGGCGCGGTCAATGCGCACGTACACCGCCGGCTGGTCGGTGATCTCGTCAATCGAGACCTTGCCGCGCAGGGCAGTACGCACCAGCCCCTGCACATAGGCCTCGATGCGCAGGGCCTCCCGCTCCAGGATCCGCCCGGTCTGGGCCGAGACCTGGATCTGCTCGTTGAGCCAGCGCAGCCAGGCCCGGTAGGCCGTCTCGCAGGCCACGTCCATCACCTCGCGGAGCTGCACCTGCTCGTAGTCGCTGCCGGGCGGGGCGAACAGCCGGCCCCGGGTGATGTAGAAGCCGCCCTGAATGGTGCGCAAGGTGGCGAAGCGAGCCGCGTCCAGCGCCGGGGTGACCGATTCGTCCCCGTGCAGTCTGACCACCGTTTTGAGCGCCCCCGAGGCGTAGCGCCCTGGGTGCTCCTCCACCGGTCGCCCGCTGTAGCGGCCCGCAATGACCCAGGCCGAGGGCCGCTTCATCACCAGGCCGGTGATGGGGCTGACCACATCCGCATAGCGCCCGCCGGCCCCCACCCGCACGCTGGTGAAGCTGGAAAACGCAGTGATCAGGTTGGCGTCGGTATCGTCGGCGGTGTCCAGAATCGCGTGAATGAAGCGGGGGTTGTTGGCGTCGTTGGCCCGGGTTTCCAGGGCGGTGTTGACGCCCGCGGCCACCGTGGGGGTGGCCGCCCCCACCACGTGGATGAACCGATACGACAGCTCGGTGCGGGCAAACAGCACGTTCAGGGCGTTGATCAGGTCGGTCAGGGTGTAGCCGGGGGCGGTGCAGGTGGCGGTATAGGTATCCCCCACCACGAAGGTGCCGTCGGTCCAGGTCAGGGTCAGGCCGGTGTCCGGGATGATGTAGACCCCCGAGATCGGCACGGCGGTCTCCGGGCTGTAGGTGTTGCCGTCATCCAGGCTGTATTCGAAAGCGGCCTGGGCCGCTGCGAGGTTGGCCGCCGCCCGCGTGATGCGCACCCGGAGCTTGTAATCGTCGCGGGGGGTGCTGCCGGTCAGGGTCAGCGTGGCGGTGCCGGTGCCGGTCTTGGTGACGGCCCCGGCGACCCCGGCCACGCTGGGGTTGGCCGCCAGGCAGATCACCGCCTGGGTGCCCTCGCCAAAGGCCAGGGCGGCGGCCTCGGCCAGCTTGCCGCCTACCTGTTCCTTGGCGCCCTGGGGGCTGGTCACGGTCACCAGGGTATTGGGGGCCAGCAGCGTGGCCACCCCGATTTTGACGTGCACTCCTTCCCCGCTACCCGGCACCGCGCCGATGCCAAAGTCCTGGGGTTTGACCTCTACCCGGGGCAGGCCGGTCATCGCGCACCTCCGATGGGCTCATTCGCCGCTTCGGCGATGCCCCGCTCAAAGGCGGCCTTGGTCAGCTCCTGGCCCACCACCCAGCGGTGCTTGGCCCGGGCTGCCGCCAGCAGCCAGTCCGGGGTGCCGGCCTCGGCAGCCAGCTCCTCCACGGTTTGCAGTTTGCGGGGTTCCGCAGTCGTGTCGTTTTTTGCCATGTGTTTCCTCCTAGGGGAGCACCTCGGTCTGGTCGAGCAGGGCCCGCTCGAGCCGCACATACACCCCCGGCTCTGCCGCCCCCACCTCCAGGAACACCCGGAAGCGGAGCTGATAGCGGCGCTTGTCGGCGGGCAGGGCCGCCGCCTGGCCGGTCTCGTCCTCGTCCCAGCCGCTGGGGAAGAGCTCCAGGGCGCTTCCGCAGATGCGCCGCAGCGCCGCCACGCAGTCGGAAAGGATGCCCTCCACGGTGGCGTAGTCCTTGCCCCAGATGTGCAGGGTATAGCCGGCCAGCCGGGTGTAGGGGGGTTTGGGTTTGGGCTCGGGGGGTGGCTCCTGGGCCAGGGCCTCGCTCGAGATAGCCCGGCCATCCGGCGCGGTGAAGGTGTCCTGGCCCGGCACCAGCACCAGCTTGAGGGGGGCCTCGAGCTGGTTCAGGGCCTCGGGACCCAGCTCGAGCTTCACCTGCCGGGGCAGCTCGGCCTTGAGCCGCTCGAACAGGGCCTGGGTCAACCTAGCTCACCGCCTCCCGCAGGTATTTGCCGGGACGGAAGCGCACCACCGTCTTGGCGGGGATCTGAATCGCCTCCCCGCTGCCGGGCCGGGTGCCCTTGCGGGCCGCACGGCGGGCGGTCACGAAGGTGCCAAAGCCGGTGAGCTGCACCTCCTTGCCGTCCGCCAGGGCGTATTCGATGGCCGTCAGGGCAGCCTTCAGGGCCGCCTGGGCCTGCTTCTTGCTCAGGCCGGTCTGCGCGTGGATGTGCTCGATCAGTTCGGTTCGGTTCATCGAATCTCCTTTTCCAGGTAGGCCCGGGCCGCCTCCTCCAGCGCCTGCTCCCAGCGGGGCGAAAGCTCGGGCTCTGGGATGAAAGGGCGGGCCGGAATCTCCACCCGCCGGGCCTGCACCCAGTCCTTGCCCACCCGGAAGCGCAGGGTTTGCTTGCGCTTGGGGGTGATGGTGGCGCCGTACTGGTGGGTGGCCGCATAGCGCACGTTGGTGCCAATCTCGAAGCCCTGGGGGTCGGTCTTGAGGGCCGACTTCGAGGTCATGGAGCGCTGCAGCCGGGCGGATTTGCGCAGGGTCTGGCCGCCGGTGGCCTCGGCCCGGGCGCTGGGCTTCCAGGGCCGATCCCAGGGGTCTTTCTGGCCCGCGAAGGACTCGTCAATCTGGTTCAGCGCGGCCTGGCCCAGGTTCTTCACCAATCCCGCCGCGAACTGGGGCTGGCGCAGCCTGTCGGCGAAGCGGATCAGCCGATCCAGCTTGCGGAAGGAGCCGGTGACGCTCACGGCTTCCACCGGGCCGGAATCCGGCCCAGGGTCGTGACGGCGTCCCACTGCTGCAGCGGGGTGAGCCGGAGGGCGGTTTTGCGCCCCCACCAGCGGCCCCGCTCGGCGCGGGTGTTTTCCGCCACGCTGGGCACCCCTTCCACCTCGCCCAGGTATATGCCGATGTGCCCCTCGCGGTCTGGGGCGGTGCGGGAAGAGCGGGGCGCCTCGTCGAAGGGCGCGCTGCTGAATAGCAGGTCGCCGGGCTTGATGATTTTGAGGAGGGCCGCCCGGTCGGCGGTTTTGGCCGGGTCTCGATCCACGGCGGACACATCCCAGTCGAGCCGGTCTATGGCCCGCTCCACCGCCACCGCCCAGCGGCTGCGGTCGGGGTCGGCCCGCACCGAGTCCAGGAGGCGGCTGTAGAGCAGCCAGCGGTTGGTCTGGTAGGCCCGGGCGATGGCCTCAAAGGCGAACGCCACGCACCAGCCCGCGCTGGTGGGGAAGCCGGGCAGCTCCCGCCGCACGGCCTGGAGGGCAATCTGGGCAACCTTGCTCATAGTTTGTGATTGTTTTCACTCCTTGCCTCTAAAACCGTTTTTGAGGCGGGGGTAGACCCTGCTCCCTATTCGGGGTAGGGGGCCGGGGTCACGGGCGGGATTTGGCCGCAATGGTCACGGCAGCCGGGCTACCAGCCCTTGAGTTTGTCTCGGCCAAATACCCGGCCCGCGGATTCGATCTCCGGCTTGGCCTCGGACGGCACCACCCCGCCCTGGGCGCCCCCGGGGGGGATGGGCTGGCCGTCGTCGGCGGGAATCTGGGCCTTGCCCTCGGCCACCAGCCGCAGCCACTTAAGGGCCTCCTCGTAGTCGCGCACCACCACATCGTCGGCGGTGCCCTCCTGGAAGCCCCGGCGGGCCAGAATCAGGTAGAAGGCGATGTCGGCGTTGATGCGCTTGAGCGCCCGCACCGGCGGCAGCGGCAGGGTGTAGCGCTGGCTGACGAAGCTATCAATGGTGTCGGCGGCGTCCTGGATGGCCGCTTCCGCCCGCTCCTCGGCCAGCACCGTCCACTCGCCCACGTTTTCCGGGTCGAGGGCGTAGAGCATGGCGTCTTCCCGCTTGCGGGTTTTGAGCTCGTCCAGCGTGAGGTAGGGCATTATTTGCCTCGAGCCTTCTTGGGCGGGTCGGCCTTAACCTCCTCCAGCACCTCCATAAGGAGCAAGGGGTCGGCCTGCAGGCGCTCCAGCTCCTCGGGCGAGACCAGGGCCTCCTGCGGCTCCGGCCACCACTGCCGGGCAATCCGCCAGCGGCCCTTCGGCTGGGGGGTGGAGACTTTGACGCGGTACTGGGTCATGGTGCGCCTCCTTAGCCGACGCACTTGTACGCCAGGAAGGGCAGGCTGTAGCCCGCGTTGCCCCGGGCATCCACCCCGTAGACGAACTGGCGGCGCATGAAGACGTTGTCGTCGGTGGGGTCGTCCTTGCTGACGAACTCGGGGTTCTGGCGGTTCTGGAACACGAAGGGCCGGATGGGGCGGCTGACATCGAGCAAATACCAGGCGGTGGGCTGGCTGGCCAGCTTGGGCACCACCAGCAGGTCGGCGGAGCCCTTCCAGATGTTGGTATCCCCGCCGGCCACAAAGTCGGCGTTGAGGATGCGGCGGGCGGTGCCCTCGAGCTGGGGCGGCACCACCAGCAGGGTGGGCATCACCTCCAGCGGCTGGCCGTCGTCTCCCCGGAAGGCCATCATCTCGGCCCGGGTGGCCTCGTAGTTGGCGGTGGTGAGGGGGCGGCTGGTGGCGTAGTTGGCGTACACCCCCAGGCTGCTGTCCACCGTGGAGACCGGGTGGTCGGTGTCAAAGAAGTTTTGGCCGTCAAAGCACAGGTTCGACTGCCCGTTCAGGAGCAGGGAGAACACCAGGTCATCCGGGTACATCCGGGCGGCCTGGCCCATCTGGTCGAACTGCATGTTGTAGATGCCCAGGTTGTCGTCCTGGATGTCGTTGCGGTCTACCGCGACGGTGGCCTCGAAGTTGCGGTTCTGGATGGTGTAGGAGGCTTCGGCCAGGTTCTGGAAGACCCGCTCGCCCAGCCACTCCCGCATCTTGAGCATCTTCAGCAGCCAGCCATAGGTGTTCTCCTTGGTGGTGCTGGGCACCTCGGTGGCGACGCGGTTCCATAGGGGCTGGGCGGCCTGGTAGGCCTCGTTGTAGCGGGTCTCGAAGCTCACCCGCAGGGCTTGCAGTGCAGCGGTGGTGATTCGCATGGTTCCCTCGCTTTAGTAGGTTTCGACCCAGACCCCGTCGGCGTCCACGCCGACCACCTTGCCGGCGCGGCTGCGGGTGTTGGTGCCGTTGGTCTTGGCCACCGTGGTGGAGTTGACGATGAAGCAGTCGTTGAGCAGGTCGGCCTGGGTGATCTGGTCGGCGGCGGTCGAGTTCTGCCACTTGAACACGCCCCGGCTCACCCGCACCCGCTTGGCGCCCTGGGCGCCGCCCTGGTTGTTCACGGTTTGCTCGGCGCGGCCCACGGCCCGCAGGTTGGTGGCGGTGCTGCCATGCACGGCGTAGCCGGCGGCGTTGAGCACCACCAGGTTGCCGGCCTCGATAAGGGTGTTGGCCTCGAGGGGCAGGTCGAAGTACTCCAGGATGGGCCCCAGGCCCTGCTGTGGGGTGTTGCGTTCAGGCATGTTGTTCCTCCAGGCGGCGCTTGGTGGCCAGGTATTTCTCCACGCTCACGCCGGTTTGGGCGATGATGGCTTTTTCGGTCTCGCTGAGGGGGTCGGCAGGGGTTGCCGCCTGCCGGGCCAGCGGGGTGGTGGGGACGGCGGCCCCGGCCCGCAGGCTGGCCAGGTGGGCCCGCACCGCCCGGGGGTTCTGGCGGTACCGCTCCAGCCAGTAGTCGCGGCTGGCCGCGTGGATACGGCCCTCCGCAAGGGCGGCCTCGATCACCGCCTCGGCCTCGCCCTCCAGGGCCTGGGTGCGCAGGGTGGCCAGCTCGGCCTCGAGCTCGCTTACCCGGGCCGCCAGCAGGGCATTGGCGGCGGCGGCCATCGCCTGGCCGTGGGCCTCGTCGCTGCCGATGGGGGCTTGGATGCCCGCCTCGGCCAGCAGGGCCTGGGCCTGCTCGAGCTGCCCCGCCCGGTTCTGCAGTTCGGCCAGGGCGGCCTCAATCTGCTCCTCGCCGGCGTCTTCGGCCAGGCCGAGGATTCGGATCAGTTTTTCTCGCATGGAATCTCCTAGTGCCGATGCCACCAGGGGCATCTGGTTGACGGTGGCGGGCTGGTTGGTCAGCCCGATCATGTCCAGTTGCCGGATGTGCCCGTCCTCGTCCCAGAACACCGGCGACCAGTGGCGGTACTCCCCGGCCCGCAGCAGGTTGGCCGCGGTCTCGGTCCAGCGCACGTTGACCGCCCACAGCCCGTCGGGGCGGGCCTCGAGCTGGAACCACCCTGCCGCCGGAACCGGCCCGTTGTCCACCGGCGCCTGGCTGCGGTGCTCGTAGTCAATGGGGAGCTCGGGCATCTGCACCCGCCGCACGACCTCCTGGGCGTCCTCCGGGGTGAACAGGAAGTCCATCTGCCTGCCGTCGGCCCAGCGGAAGGGCACCGTGCCGTAGGCCCAGATCAGGAACTCGGCGGGCGGCTCCTGGGTCTCAAAAACGTTGAAGCCGGCGTGTCGTCGTCTCACACGGGGCTACCTCCTCGGGGTGGATTTTCGGAGCTACTCGAGCGGCTCCGGTCGCTCGGGCCGGGCCAGGCGCTCGGCCAGGGGTTTGGTGACAAACTCATAGGTCGCCACCGAGCCCGCGATGCCGGCGGCAATCTGCAGCAGCAGGTTTTCCAGGCCCAGCCCGCACAGGGTCAGCCCCGTGGTCAGGGCCGCCACCGCGTTCAGGATCACCACCGCCTTGCGGGGGTTCTGCTGCACCCAGGGAATGCGCTTGAGGGCGTCCACCAAGAACGAGATCACCGGCCCCTGGCCCAGCAGCCAGACGGCAAATCCCAACACCTTGCATGCGTCCATGTACACCTCCTTCCGCCCCGGCAAAACGAAACCCCCGACCGAAGTCGGGGGGTAGGTTGCCGAGATTACTGCGATTATACCGGATTTTTTGCTAGGTGGTGCGTTTGACCTCGATCAGTTCGTCGAGGCTGACCTCGCGGTTCAGGAGGGTCTCGAGAGTTTGATGCAGCCGCCGTAGCGTTTCCGGTGTTGGCTGGGTTTCACCTCGTGCGATTGCATACACCGTAGCAGGCAGCAGACCGCTCGTTTTCGCCAGCCTGTAAAGGCTGATGCCGTTTTCTTCGACCAATTCCCGGATACGATAGCGATACATCATCACGCTTATA